AAAAAAGTAGCACAGGCAGAAATTAGAGCTGCTAAAAGTTTCCTAGAGCGTAGGAATATTGATTCAGATGAAATATCTCCCAAGCAATTCGCAAAAGCTGCAAAAGAGCTTGATAAAAGTTTTATTGAGACATTACGATTACTTGCTCGTGAACTATCTGGTGGTCAAGCGTAATGAATAGAAGTAGTTTTGGTCAATTAATGAAAGGAAGGAAGACTATGTACGGCAAAAAGAAACCAATGGGTATGAAGAAAAAACCGATGGGCATGAAGAAAAAGCCTATGGGAGCTAAGAAGAAACCAATGGGAAAAAAGAAAGGATACTAATGTCAGAAGATAAAAAGGATGTAGCTGCTCATGATGTAACCATCCATGTCACTGGCGTTTCTATGTCAGGAGGTGTGAAAGATGACAGTAACGGATCTGCTCAATCAGATAAAAAAGAATCTGAAGGAGAGAAGGCTAGAGATAGCTGAAAGTCTGGTTCAAGGTCGGGTGTCCGACTTTGAGTCATATCAGAAGAACGTGGGTATTGCGGAGGGTTTAGAACAAGCCTCTGAGGTTATCAACGAAACATTAAACAAATTAAATGAAGAGGATGAATGACCATGTCTCATCAACATGAATACAAAGACGGATCTACGGATTCAATCGTGACAACTGAGCAATTACCAATTCCATTAAATTGGAAAGTTCTAGTCCAACCCCATCAAGTGCAAATGAAGACAAGAGGTGGATTGCATCTGCCTACAATCTCCAAAGACAATGAGGAGTATTTAACTGCTCATGGTCGAATTGCTTCTATGGGTGATCTTGCGTTTAAGGATCGGGATACTGGGGCATCGTGGAAGATGAATATTCCACAAGTTGGTAATCGAGTTACTTACGGCAAATACTCAGGTCAAAAAGTAACAATCAATGGTGTAAGATTTCTTTTGCTGAATGACGATGAATTAACGTCAATTCTACCAGAAGATGTCGATGTCACCGCTTACTTAGCGCAATAACTTGGAAGGACGCTACCATGGCAAATGAAGATGTAATTAATGAAATTGAAGATGAGATCAAGAAGGCTAAAGGTGAGCCTGAAGATTTTCAGATTGAAATAACAGATGATCCTGTTGAAGAAGTCAAAGATATCGTTGAAGAAGAAAAGGCAGCGAGTGAAAACCAAGAAGAGGATTACGGTCCCAAAGTACAAAAGAGGATTAAGAAACTTGTTGATCAGCGAAGACAGGCTGAGATCCAAGCTCAACAAATCCAAGAGCAGAATGCCCAGCTTAATGCAAGGCTTGCTCGACTAGAACAGGGATCAGCTCAGAATAGCGAGAAGGCTTTTAATCAACGCTACAACCAAACCAAGGCTGCTTTGACTAAGGCAGTTGAGGAGGGTGACACAGAAGCTCAAGTTAATTTCCAAGAGCAAATGGCAGATATGAGAGCTGCGATGCGTATTGCAGAAATGCAGAAGCAACAGCAATCTCAGAGGTCTGTGTCTCCAACTGTTGGCAGAGCACAGCAAGCTGCAACTCAACAAGTTCCTGAGAAGGCAAACTCTTGGTGGCAACAAAACCGTTGGTTTAATACTGGTGGCTTTGAGCGAGAAACAGCTATGGCTCGATCTATTGATGTTCAACTTGACTTAGAGGGATACGATAAAGATTCTGATGAATATTATCAGGTTTTGAATAATCGTTTACAAAAAGTATTTCCTGAGTTAAACTCCAACCCAAGTCCAAGTAAGGCTAGAACAAAAAGTAGACAACCAGTTGCACCAACTACAGGTGGTTCATCTTACAAGGGCAATAGAGTGCGTATGACGCAGGATCAACTTAGGATGGCTCGTGAACTTGGAATTACAGATGAATCAAGTCTTAAAAAATACGAGGCTGAAATCAAACGTCAGCAAAGGAGCCAGTCATGACTGAGAAAAGAAACGTGCGAGCAAACGAAACTCGAAATTCCATGCGTGATGAGCAATCTCGCCCAGAAACTGCATGGAAACCACCATCATTGTTGGATGCACCAGAACCTCGTCCAGGTCACACTCAACGATGGATTGCTACCTCGATTCAGGGTAAAGACACTCCAGACAACGTATACAAACGTATGCGTGAGGGATGGAGCCCACGCTCTGCCGATAGTGTGAAAGATGCGTTGTTTCCAACCATCAATCATGGACAATGGGCAGGATCAATTGGAATTGAAGGAATGTTACTCTGCGAAATGCCTATAGAAAAACATAGGCAGATGAAAAATTATTATAATAATAAGAGCGTAGAGGCAAACCAGTCAGTTGCAGGAGATCTTGATGCGTTAGGACGAAAAACAGGACAACCAATCTACCAAGAACGGAAGTCCACTTCGAGCCGTGGCAGGGATCTCTCTGTTATGGATGATTAAAACTTTACGCTGAAAAGGAGCGAATAATGGCTAATGTTGATGCAGCCTTTGGGTTTGTCCCAATTCGCCATATGAGTGGTAATGCACCTCGCACGAATAAGTACACTATTGCTAGTGGTCTTGCTGAGAACATCTTTACAGGTGACTTAGTAATTCTGATTAACACTGGTTTGCTTACTCCGCACACTGCAACGGAAACCAATAACATTGGTGTCTTTGCTGGGGTTTCTTATACCGCATCAGATGGCTCATACGTTTATAGTGAATACTGGCCTTCAGGCACAGTCGCTACAGACATCGTAGCATATGTATATGATGATCCATATACTGTGTTTAAAGTTCAAAGTGCAGGATCACCTGCTCAGACTAATATCGGTAATTGTGCTGATGTTGTTGCTGGGGCAGGATCAACTGTAACTGGACAATCTGGATTTGAATCAAGTGGAACAATGGCTGCAGGTATCGCTACCTGTAAGATTATTGGCTTGTATGATGCTCCAGACAACGCATTCGGCGCGAACGCTATCATGGAAGTTCTCATTAATGAGCACATCCTTGGTACGAACGTAGCTGGTATATAAGGAGGGTATGAAAAATGGCTATGAATAGAGCACAATTTGCCTCCATGCTGGAGCCAGGACTGAATACTCTTTTCGGTCTTGAGTATGACAGCTATCCACCAGAGTATTCTGCTGTTTTTGAAGCAAATACATCTAACAAAGCATACGAAGAAGATCTTCTTCTTCAAGGTTTTGGTTCTGCACCAACAAAAGATGAAGGTGCAGCAATTAGCTATGATAGTGGGAGCCAGCAATGGACAGCTCGCTATCAGCATGAAACGGTTGCTTTGGCATTCTCACTTACTGAGGAAGCTGAAGAAGATGGTCAGTATGGCTCAATCGCTTCTCGCTATACCAAAGCTCTCGCTCGCTCAATGGCTTCCACTAAGGAAATCAAAGCTGCGAATGTTTTGAACAATGCACAGACTGCTGGTTTTAATGGTGGTGACGGTGTTGTACTTTTAAGTGCATCTCACCCAACTACTAATGGACTTCAGTCTAATGTGTTAGCAACTGCTGCTGATTTATCTGAAACTTCACTTGAATCCATTCTTATCCAAATTTCGGATATGAAAGATGATCGTGGACTACGGATTGCAGCACAGGGTACACAGTTGATTATTCCAACTGCTTATACCTTTGTTGCAGAGCGTCTGTTGGAATCACAGCTCCGTACTGGAACTGCTGATAATGATATCAACGCTATTAAGTCAGGTGGATATCTGCCAAAGGGCTATCACATCATGCGAAGGTTGTCAGACTCTGACGCATTCTTCGTGCAGACAGATGTTCCTGATGGACTAAAAATGTTCCAACGCTCGCCTCTCAAAAAGGGCATGGAAGGTGATTTCGAGACTGGTAATGTTCGCTACAAAGTTCGTGAGCGTTATTCTTTCGGAGCAACCGACTGGCGTGGTATATTTGGCACAGAAGGTGCTGCATAAATACTACTGGGGGAGGGCATTAGCTCTCCCTCAACTTTTAATCCTGACAGCGAAAGCTGACTTATCCCAGACAGGAGATTAACATGGGTACAACTACATTTACAGGACCAGTCCGTTCAGAAGGTGGATTTCAGGTCGTTTCTAAAAATGCAACAACTGGTGCTTATACAGATATTGCAACGGTTGCCTCGACAGGCATTGTCACTGACAAATATGTTAAGCACGTTGGCTTCGCCACAGGCGTTACAGTAAACACCACAGCAGGTGACAGCCCGACTATTGGTGAGTTTACTCAACCAGCAAATACAATCATCACAAACATTAAGATATTTTGTGACACGGCTCCCGTTATCGGAACAGGCGATATTGGTTACGAAGTTGGAACGTCTTCTTCTGGAGCACAAATTGTTGCTGCTGTAGCAGATGAAATCTTAGATGGTGGTACAACAGTTGTCGTACACAACGTAACATTGACAACTCTTGTTGTGCAGACACAAAGCGGAACGACAGCTCCAGCTTCTGTTCAGTATACAGACACAGAAAGAACTATCTATTGCAACATCACTAATACAGTTGATGCGACAACAGCAGGTTCGTTTACGTTTATTATTGAGTACGTTCAAATTGCGTAATTTAATTAATCTAGGAGGGGATTGCTCCCCTCCTTACATTATAGGAGATTAATATGGGCGTACAAACAGACGTACAAGTCAAGTTTATAGCTGATGAAAATGCAGCTGACCCAGATCGGCTTGTTACAGCAGCTAGACCGAATACATCAGCTACAATGGCAACAACTACCTTCTTAGGTGGCGGTGCTAGAAACGTGACTGTGACAACCACAGGCACTGGTGACAACGAAAAAACTTGTACAGTAACTGGAACTGATGTTTTTGGTAACGCAATGACTGAAGTAATAACATCCACAGGATCGGCTGAAGCAGTTGCAGGTGCTAAATTATTCTTAACAGTTAGTGCAGTAGAATGTTCTGCACAATACGCTGCAAACATCACAGTAGGATCTGGCTCACTATGTGCGAGTCCAGTAGCTGGTGGTGGTCGTACTCGACTAAAAGGGTATTCAATTGTGTCTGCTGGTACAGCAGGTCTTGTTGATTTCTACAATGGCACTCCAGAAGATGGGACGATTATTTTTAAAGCTCAGACAATCGGGACAGACAACTCGACTGTAGATAATACTATCCCAGATGAAGGTATGTTGTTTAAGAGTGGATTGGCTGTTGGATATACAGTTGCCACAGTTGTATTAGCGAATGTCTTTTTTGCATAAGGTAAATTTATGGCACTTTCAGGAACAGTAGCATTTAGACCAGACGTTGAAGAAGTAGTAACTGAAGCCTATGAGCGTTGCGGAATAGATCCGCAAACTCGTACTGGTGATCAGGCTGTTTCTGCACGAAGGAGTTTGAATCTACTGTTTTCAGAATTTGCAAATAGAGGCATAAATTACTGGGCTGTTAGCCAGAACACTCTTACTCTTGTAAATGGTACGACAGCCTATGAGCTTCCAGCAGGAACAATAGACATTATTGATGCTGTTATAAGGGATGGCACAAACGATCAAACGATTAATAGAGTTACAATTGCTGACTACAATCAGATCCCAAACAAGACAACAGCAGGGAAACCAAGCCAATTTATGCTTGATAAGCAATACACCCCAGTTGTTTATTTTTGGAATGTGCCAAACACAAGCACATACAGTATGGTGTACTGGGCAGTAAATCAACTTGACGATATTACAGCCTCTAATCAAGACACAGACGTTCCTTATCGTTGGTCTGATTGCATATCAGCAGGTCTGGCTGCAAAGCTATCTCTAAAGTATGCACCTGATCGATTTCAACTATTAAACGAACTTTACGAGAGAGCTTTCAATTTCGCAGCATCTTCTGACAATGATGGTGTGAGTTTACGAATACAACCAACAGCATTGAATTTGGCATAGCATGGCAAAATACGCACGAGGAAAAAAATCATATGCGATAAGCGACAGAGGCGGTCAGAGAGTTCGCTATACTCAATTGAAAACCACTTGGGATGGCTTGCGTGTTGCCCCTGATGAGTGGGAGCCAAAACATCCACAGCTCACTCCTGCCAAGAATATTATTGATGCACAGCAATTATTTCAACCTAGATCAACTGGGCAGAGCCAAGAAGACGTTGTAATTTACCTTGCCCATACGTTTGATCCTTTTATCCCAGTACAGGAAAGACCTCCTATTGGATGTCCTGGTCATGGCTTTACAGGATCAATAGACAGAATAGACTTTGAGGCTTATCCAGAAGTAACAGGTCAAGCAGGTACAGGTGCAGTTGGCACTGAAACACTAGAAATGTCTATCAATGAGGCAGGTGTTGCAGGTACTGGTGGAGTTGGTGTCGAAATCCCAGTCGTAGAAGTAACAGGAGTTTCTGGTGGTGGAGGATCTGGTAATGTCGGTGTCGAGGCACTTAATCTATCAATCTTAGAAAGCGGAGTTGCTGGTACAGGTGGCGTTGGGGCTGAAGTGCCTCAAGTTAATGTAATCGAAACTGGAGTGGCTGGTACTGGTGGTGTTGGTAATGCCACTGGAGTAGTAGTCGATCAGGAGTGGGGTTCTGGAGCTTGGAATGCAGGAACTTGGGGTAATTAAATGAGCTATACAACTCTAGTTGCAAATATACAGAATTTTGTTGAAGACGATTCAACAGAACTGAGCAACTCAATCAATACGATAATTGCTCAAGCTGAAGAAATGGTCTTCCAGAGATTGGCTAATCTGCCTTGCTTTAGAAAGATAACGACAGGAAATCTGGTTGTTGATACTTTTGACTACACGGTTGCCTCCGCAAGAATGATAAGACAAGTCTCCGTAACTGACGCAAGCGGAAATGTTGATTATTTAAATCATAGACTGGATTCTTATTTAAGAGATTATTGGCCTAAGTCGGCAACAACTGGAACGCCAATAATGTATTCAACTAAAAATGCAACGACATCAGGAACAGTCATTACACTTGCACCTACACCAAGTGCAACTCTTGCATATCAAGTTGATTTTATCGCTCCAGAAACTGGTTTAAGTTCAAGCAATGCAAACACTTGGATCGATACAAATGCTCCTGCTGTTTTACTGGCAGCAGCACTTTATGAAACTTCTGCTTTCCTTAAAGCTGGAGAAACGCTAAAACTATATAAAACGCAATTTGATGAAGCTGCACAATTATTTGTTCAAGAGATGCAAAGAGATTACGCAGCAGAATATAACGGAGGTTTATAAATGGCTATATCACAGGCAATGTGTACATTGTTTAAGAAGGATGTCCTTCTGGGTGACCAACACCTAGATTCAGATAACATCTATATTGCACTGTACACAAGTTCAGCAAGTCTAGGTGCAGCAACGGATGGATATGTAACATCTGGCGAAGTTGCGAATGGAAACGGATACACTACTGCTGGGGTTGCTCTCGCAAGTAAGACCGTTGAAGAAAACAGCACAAGCGGAGTTTTCGATGCAGCTGACCCAGAGTGG